TTGAAACTTCTGTGTCCCAATTTCGTTGACATTTTTGACTCTTTGTTACAGCACCTTGTATATGTTGATGTAATTCTAAAGTTTTTTTCATAATATTATTTGTTTAACCAATAAGAGTATTCTTTTCTGAAGCGGTGTGCTATTAATAAGTGTTCGTCTTCAGTATGGTGTGTTATTGCCCATTTAAAAAATTCTGATGTTATTGTACTTTCTTTTATCGGATAGTGATAATGTTCACCTGATATATAATTCATTGTGCTTTGTGACGAAGGATCTGGCCAAAAAGGATATACAAAACACAAATTAATATTGTTGTCATCACAGTATTTTTTTAAAAACATTAAATTGGACAATCTATCGTGTATGTACTTAAAGTCTGCATGATATTTAAGATATGTTTGAAAGCCTTGCTTATGCTTACCTATTATTTCATCAGTATCAAACCATACACTAGTCCTAATTTTTCTGTAAACTTTCTCTGATATTTCGTCTGCTTCGTCTTCTTTTTCACTTGTCCAATGCATATAATCCATATAATCTTTGTTTTTGTATAAAGTATCAAAGTCAGTATGATCGGCAAACTGTGGAGAGTCCATTGGGTCTGCTTTATTAATCTCTACAATATCTCTATAGAAATTTGTAACAAAAAATATACAATGTGTATAGTTGCCAGTCATTAATTCTTGTAATGTTACAAATGTTGTTGTGCTAATATCTGAACCACCTATTCCGACAGATACAGCATCGTTATCTAACTGCTGACACCAATGTTTAAAAAGTAAATTTTGTCTGAAGCCTGTTCCTAGATTTGACTCAGGCCAATCTATATACGGTCTAGATTCTTGATGACCATAAGAATGGTCTGGGAATTGTGCAAAACTGTCACCACCGACTAATAACTTCATATTAGTATTTATTTGCGTTTAGTAATTCTTTTAGGCTTTCGAGGTTTATTGTTTTGGAATATCTGATCTTCGTTTATCACTTTAAACCGTATGCCTTTACGTTTACACCATTCTTGTGCCGCTGTCCACTTAGCGGCGTTTATATGCGTTTGTATGGCTTGTCCTCTGCTACGAGCATTCTCTAATGTAGTTTGATTAGCAGGTTTAATCTCTATAAGTTCTACATTATGATTGCCATTTTTATCAGTATACTGTATCATAAAGTCTGGTACATAGTTTGCATATTTGCCTGTTGTTGGATTAAGATATGGAATTTTTACATTCTCACTTGCCCATTTAGTAATGTTAGGATGAGCATCGCACATTCTCATGAATGCTAACTCCCAACTGCTTCTGTAGAAAGGGTTTTTATTCCCTGCATACTTTTGGCGATTCTCGACGGTATAGTTACCTTGTGCAAACTTTGGCATAATAGTATTTATTAATTTAAGGTTGTATTAATGCGGATGCTTTACTTTTAGAATTAACAGTTGGTGTTGACACACTGATTCTACTGCCTTCGGGTCTTTGTAAATTAATGGCGTTATAGGCGTCTGTTGTTAATTGTAATGAAGCATCTGAGTCTTTAAAAAATTCTAATACATCTGTATCAAGTTCAATAGCAACTGTGATTAACACTGGTGCTAATGCTTTTGCATTTGCTTTTTTAAACCCAATTTTTTCTAGTTTACTTTTGATCATATCTAGATGTTGTTGATTCATTGTATCAACCGGGTTGGAAAATTTTTCTAGTAACTCTGCAGATGCCTGCGGTAATGGAAAATCAATAGTTGAATTATCTATGTATGCTGTTAGCATGCCTCTCTTAACTTGATAAGATATTTCATTTCCAAAAGTATCGTATAGTGATGCACTCATTATATTGTTCTGCCTATTTTATCTCGTTGCTCAGCGTCTTTGCCTTTTTTCTTTTCTTGTGGCGGCTGAGGTTGTGGTTGGCTTCTTCTTTCTGCATCTAATAGATCAGCGGCATTCATTGGTTGACCTGCTTTTGCTCTATATGGTGCTCTTGCATCTTGGCCATCGACGAATTCATTTTTAGCAATATTATCTGTAGCATTTCCAGTTCCGTATATGCTAAACTTTTTAAGATCTATTTCGTCTAAAGGACTTTCTATTACTTTACCTACAGTAAAATTCTCATATTCAAATTCTACTGAGAAAGAATTTACTTCGTTTGCACTATGATCTATCTCACCAAAGTCCATTGATACAATAGTAGGTCTGTGCAACGTAATTTCTCTGCCTTGTTGACCGTTTACAACAACCATTCTAATAGCATCAAAAAGATGAGGTGTATCGTTTGCATCAAAGCCTGATGCTCCACTTGGAAATGAGTCTGACATAAATTTTGAATTTCTTGTCCATGTGTCTGAAGAAGTAGGTATTGCTTTCTCACCTAGAATAGTACCGGACTTACCTGTCTGCCTAGGATTCATAAAGTTGTATGCATAATAAGTCATTAACATTTCATACCAGTCATTTGTAACTGTATCATACATTTGCATTGTTACTGGTTGTAATTCCACACCAGTTTGAACAACACGTTTAATGTTATATTGATTCATTACTTCTGTTTTAAATGCTAATTTAGGCATTGTGGCTTCTCGAGTGAAACCTGCTAAATCATTACGCATATTAGGTATGCCGATATTGATTGCTTCGGCCTTTAATGCAGGATTAATATAAAATTCTGCAAAGCCATTGAATTTTAATCTAGGAGGAAAGTACCCTACTGAAAGGTGCTTTGCATTGAATACATCACTAAAATATAATCCATTGCCCTTTTCTCCGAAATTCTTTCTCATGCTTTAATGTCCTGTATGATAAGAACAGGAGTAAAAAAACTCCTGTTCAGATTCTTTTCAGACGAACTACTGTTAGTTATTAACTATCAGCAGGATCATTTGTATTTCTTGCTGGTGCTGTCTGTGGGAACGGATCACCGCCCTCTTTTCTTGCGTCAACAGTAGATGCATCATCAACGTGCAATGCGTTATCGTAACGTAATGTCATTGAAATTGTAACTGGGTCGTTAGCAGTATAATCAGTATCGCTGTAATCAACGTTCTGAATAAATGCGCCTTCTAACTTCCAACTTTCTGTTGCGTCAGCACTCTTACCATCTAAAATCTCAATGTAGCAATCGAATTTGTAGTCTCCGCCTGCTGAGAATGATGTCTGGTCGAAATGGTTAAGTTGCCTTTGAAGTTGTTCACCAACTTTCTTAGTAACTTTGTTAGTAATGTCGTCTCTAATAATGATTGTTACTGGATCCCACACATGTTTGCCTGCCACATATACTTTAGAATTATATGAGTCAATTATTACTTCCTCATGTGTTAATTTAGGTCTTGTAACATTCTGAACATTTTGCGTGAGAGAGAATAAATCTTGTCCGCCACCAAAGTTATTATCAAAGGTTATCCTAAATCTAAATTTTAATTTAGGTTGTAAGATACCCAAAGGTGTTGAACCATCAATAGGAACACCAAACTTTGATTTAGTTGGGTTTACTTGTGTTGCCATATTTGCTCTCCTATGCTATAATATACTTTTATTTATCACAATCAGCATAAAAACATTAACTCTAGTTTTAATATCACAAAAAAAAGGGGCCTAAAAAGACCCCTTTAAAGTTTAGTTTAAACTTAACTATTACCTGAAGTTCCCAAAGTGTTTTGGATTCTAATTGGTATGTAGATAAATTCTACTGCTTTTATTGGTTGAACTGCTACATCTATGTGTAACTCATTACGATCAATTCTTGCAGGTGTGTTGTTAGTATCATCACACACTACTAGGTAGTCAAAAAGACCTCTTTGACTTACAAGACCGTCAAGTAATCTTGACACAACACTAAATGCATTGTTTCTTGTAATTCTATCGTTTTGTTCAAACAAGAAAGGCTTAACAGCATCATCAAGTTGCTCTCTTAGATATATAACTAAACGTGAAACGTTTACTCTATCTAAAGCACTTGCACTTGCATTAAGTGTTTTCTGTCCAAAGATTGAAATTCCTCTTCCTGGGAAGTTTGAAATTGGATTTACTTTATTCAAGTAATAACTATCTCTTTGTCCTTCATTCAATGCTACTGGTGTAAATTCGCCTTCTTTTGCTTTCAAGTAACCAACTGAGGATGCGTTATTAACAACACCTCTTTGGAAACCTGCTGGAGCAAACCATGGGAATGATACCTGATCATTAAATGCAAAAGTTCTTAATGCCATATGTGATCCTGGAACCATTACATTCGTGCCATCTAGGTTCGTTGTTAAACCATGTGGGTAGTAAACAGCCATTTCTGATGATTTTGTTAGCATACCATCTTCGCCATTTTCTACTGCATTTCCTGTATTGTTAATCCAGTTTTTAACACTTGTAGAATCATCTGCT